TCCCTACACGACGCTCTTCCGATCTCCTTGATATTTCTCCGGAGGGACTTTTCGTGAAATGCTTCCTGGGCTCGGGTCGCCCCGATCTCAGGGTTCCTCTCCTTTCCCTGGATATTTGCCGTCAGGCAGCTTTCCTTCCTTTCCGGTTTTCGGTGTGCTCTTTTACAAACCTCCCTTTCAATTCTCACCGAGCCCAGCAAACATTTCACGAACTTCCATCTGGATATTTTCCCTACAGAAATGGAGGTGTATAAGCGTGGCAGAAGTACCCGAAAACACTACGCGACCTCGGCGAAAACGTCCCGCTATTACCGCCGCAGAGCAAGAAAGAGAGATGATAGACCTTGCAACTGCCTGCGCCCGCGCGCAATTGAAGAACGGGACTGCTAGTTCACAGGTCATTGTCCACTATCTCAAACTCGGAACGACTCGCGAAGCTCTTGAAAAAGAAAAACTTCGCCACGAAAATTTATTGCTCGAGTCCAAAAAGAAAGAAATTGACAATCGCGCGGATTACACTCGCATTGCGCAAGACGCAGTCGATGCATTCCGGCGCTATGCTGGATATTCTGACGATGAGGACTTATAGTGAGCTTGTAACTCTTCAAACTTTCGAAGAGCGTTTCGAGTATCTCAGTATTCCCGGTGTGGTGGGTGAGGCGACATTCGGAATTGACCGATGGCTCTACCAAAGTTTTCTCCGCACCGAGTTATGGAAACGTGTGAGACGCGAAGTTATGATACGAGACGCCGGTTGCGATTTAGGAATTCCTGGCTTGGAAATAATGGGACAGATACACATACATCACATGAACCCGACAACCAAGGAAAAACTTTTATTGCATCCGGAACTTGTTCTTGACCCCGAGTTTCTAATATGCGCTTCGGACTTTACGCATCGCGCCATTCACTATGGCGAGAAGCCAAAGAGTCCACTATACTTCGCGGAACGAAAACCATTTGATACCGTTCCGTGGAAAAAATTATAGGAGGTAACCGATGAACGATGCGTACAATGTAAGTATCCTTGATCAGGTTAAGACCCAGATCGGTTACCCGGCCGATGTGCGTGTCTTTGACAACGCAATAATTCCGGTCGTTAATTCTGCGCTCGCATTTCTTCACCAGGTTGGTATTGGCCCGTCGATTCCATTCATGATCACCGGCCCCACTGAAACCTGGGCAGATTTTTGGGCACAGTCTGAAACCGATACTACAACTGCGATGGCAATGGAATATGTTCATCTCAAGGTCTGGTCGGTCTTCGATCCTCCGTCGAAAGTCGGCATGCAGGATACCCTCCGTGAAATGATCACGGAACTCGAAAATCGTATGACCGATATTTCCGACACAGTAAATTCTGTTTACCAAGGTGGTGACAACTATGGAAACTGAATTCAGCCACTACGCCATCCTAGGCCAGAAGCACGGTGTCCGTCGTTTTCAGTATCCTGATGGCAGGTGGACCGAAGCCGGCAAAATTCGTTATGGTTCGCGTGCCGAAAAACGAGAGGCTCGAAAACGCGCCAAGGAAGACGAACGTACTCAGAAAGAAGTTGCGGCCGCGGCTGAACGTCGCAAGAAAATTCTGCAGAATCCCGCGGAGCTTAGAAAACATCTCGATGAGCTTTCTGAACAAGAAGTTGCCGATGCAATCAAAAAGCTGGACACTTCTAGAAAACTCGCTGACATTTCTAAAGCGGATATTCAGAGAGCCGAAGCGTATTTCAGTAGCATCGCCAATATTCTCGGCGCATCAGTACGTGGATATAACTCTGTTGCGGCAATAATGAATACGTTCATTAAAGACGCTAACAAGAAACTACCCGGAATGAAAGCGCCTAATTCCGACGCTAAGAAAGGCCAGTAATCATGCTGTCCAATACAGCAGCCCCTAAGTATTACGCGGAATTCCGCGAAAAAGTAATCCGCGGCGAAATCCCTGTCAATCGAGAAATCTCAATGGAGATGAATCGCATTGATGCCCTAATTCGCAATCCGTTGTATTATGTCGATAACGACGCCATGGAAGGCTATGTCGATTTCTGTGAAGGGGAGCTCACTCTCACGGATGGCGATGACCTTCATTTGCTTGATACATTCAAGCTATGGGCCGAAGAAATCTTTGCATGGTACTATTTCGAGGAACGCTCCGTTTATGTTTCGGATGAGACTGGCGGGGGTCACTACGAAAAGAAAGTGACAAAGCAACGTCTCACGAACAAGCAGTTCCTCATCATCCCCCGTGCAAATGCTAAGTCGTTATACGAGACCACGATCCAAGGATACTTTCTGACAGTCGATACCACTACGACTCACCAGATTACAACGGCTCCGACCATGAAGCAGGCTGAAGAAGTCATAGGACCTCTTAAGACAGCCATTGTTAGATCGCGGGGACCGTACTTCAAGTTCCTTACATATGGATCGATCAACAATACAACAGGAAATCGGGCAGATCGTGCTAAACTGGTAAGTACGAAGAAAGGCATCGAGAATTTCTTGACCAGCTCATTGCTCGAGATTCGTCCTATGAGCATAGACAAGCTCCAGGGTTTGCGCTGTAAGATCGCTACGGTCGACGAGTGGCTCTCGTGTGACATCCGCGAAAATGTCATCGATACGATTGAGCAAGGTGCGGCCAAAAATCCGGGTTACTTAATCGTCGCCGTGAGTTCAGAGGGCACTGTTCGTAATGGGCCGGGCGACACAATCAAAATGGATCTCATGCAGCTCCTTAAAGGAGAGCGTCAGGATCCTCATACTTCTATCTGGTATTATAAGTTAGACGATATTGCAGAGATCAATGATCCGGCGATGTGGATAAAAGCATGCCCCAACATCGGGATCACGGTGACTTATGATACCTATCAGCGGGAAATCGAGAAAGCCGAAAAGGTCCCCGCTGCTCGCAATGACATACTTGCAAAGCGATTTAATATCCCGATGGAGGGCTATACGTACTTCTTCGCTTATGAAGACACGCTACCGCATAGATACCGATCCTTCTGGAACATGCCTGCAAGTATGGGTTGTGACCTTTCTCGAGGAGATGACTTCTGCGCCTTTACGTTTCTGTTTCCGCTTGGCCGGGATAACTTCGGTGTTAAGACACGCTCGTACATTACTGAACGAACTCTTACATTATTGTCCCGCCCAATGCGCGAGAAATATTCCGAGTTCATGAAAGAAGGAACTCTGATTGTAATGCCGGGCGTAACGCTGAAAATGGACGAGGTCTATAATGATCTTCAGGAGTTCATTGAAAAACAGCGTTATGATATTCGCACAGTCGGCTATGACCCGTACAATGCCGAAGAATTCATCAAGCTCTGGACTCGCGAGTATGGTGAGTTCGGAGTTACAAAAGTTATTCAGGGTTCTAAGACAGAGTCGGTTCCTTTGGGCGATCTTAAGCATCTTGCCGAGGAGCGACAGCTTCTGTTCGATGAGTCTATTATGCAATTCGCAATGGGCAACTGTATTGCCCTGGTCGATACGAACGGCAATAGGAAACTCCTAAAGCAGCGTTATGACCAAAAGATCGATAACGTCGCTGCAATGATGGACGCATATGTTGCGTATACATCGTGTCTCGAGGCGTTTGAATAATCGGAGGTGAGACATGCCCGTTTCATTTGGCGAAAGAATCCGTCGGATGTGGAACGCATTCTCAAGCAGAGACCCCACTGAAGTTCCGATGGCTACAGCCACCTATTCTTACCGTCCTGATGCTCCGCGTCTCAGCGGTGGCAACGAACGGTCGATCATTGCGTCTGTGGAAAACCAGATTGCAAATGATGTCGCGCGCATGACCTTCCGCCATGTTCGCGTAAATCAAAATGAGAGATTCGTTGAGGAAATAGACTCAGAGCTGAATAAGCGTCTGCGGATATTTGCTAATAAAGACGAGTCTTCACGACAGTTCATCCAGAATGTCGTACTGTCTATGTTTGATGAGGGGGAAGCTGCAATTGTCCCCGTTGACACTGATACTGATATCGACACGAGCGGGTCGTTTAAGATCTATTCGTGGCGCGTTGGTGCAATTCAGCAGTGGCAGCCGGACAAGGTTCAGGCACATGTGTACAACGATCGCACCGGGTTGTTCGAGGATCTGTGGTATAATAAGGCCACGATCGCAATAATCGAGAATCCGCTTCGTGCCGTCATGAACGAACCGAACTCGACCCTCAAGCGACTGATCTACAAGCTCAATCTGCTGGACTCTATTGATAAACAGAGTGGATCGGGTAAACTGGATTTGATCATTCAGCTTCCGTATCCCGTTCGCTCTGAAGTTCGTAAAGCGCAGGCAGAAGAGCGCCGTAAGAATATCGAAGATCAGCTCGCAAACTCGAAGTACGGCGTAGCCTATACAGACGCAACTGAAAAGATTGTTCAGCTCAACCGAGCAGTGGAAAACAATCTGATGACTCAGGTCGAGTACCTGACAAAGGAACTGTATAATCAGCTTGGCATGTCACAGGCGATCTTTGATGGTTCGGCTGATGAGGCTACCCAACTTAACTATCAGACTCGGACGCTCGAGCCGATTGTCGGTGCTATCGTTGAGAATATGACGTGGAAGTTCATTTCCGAAACGGCATATGCTCAGGGACAGCGCGTGAAGTATTTCTCCGATCCGTTTAAACTTGTTCCTGTCAGTCAGATGGCTGATATCGCAGACAAGTTCACTCGAAACGAGATACTCGCCCCGAATGAAGTTCGCGGTATAATCGGATATCGTCCGTCTGATGATCCTGCTGCGGATGAACTCCGTAACAGAAATATTAGTCAGGCCAAGACCGGCACTGAATCGCCAGATGTGTCTGACGAAAAGGAGGAATCCATTCAAAATGGCAGAAAGAGTGAAGCCTGATTTCAGTGGCTATGCCACTAGGTATGAGCTGCTGTGCTCTGACGGCCGTACAATTCGCAAGGATGCTTTTAAGGACCAGGACGGTACATATGTTCCGCTCGTCTTTCAGCACTCTAAAGACGACCCTGAGAACGTTCTCGGTAAGGCCCTCTTGGAGGCTAGAGACGATGGCATGTACATGTACGGTTTCTTTAATGGCTCTCGCAAGGCGGAAGTCAGTAAGATCGCTGTTGAGCACGGCGATATCAATCAGCTTTCGATACGCGCCAATCATTTGAACCAGAAAGGTGGCGATGTTCTTCACGGCAAGATCTGTGAAGTGAGTCTTGTTCTTGCTGGCGCAAATCCTGGTGCAACTATCGATTGCCCCTATGTCACCGTTCCGGTTCTTGCCCATGGTGAGGACGCGGTCGATGAGGCCATCATTTGGGATGGCACATATATAGAGCATGCGGATCTCCCCGAAGAGAAGGGCGAACCCGAAACGCTCGAACATGACGACGACAAGTCCATCGAACAGGTCATTGAGACTATGAACGAGGAACAGAAAGTCGCCATGAAAGCACTGGTTGCACAGGCTCTGGCATCCAGTAGTATTAAGCATTCCGAAGAGGAGGATGATTCTATGAAAGAAAATGCTTTCGAAAAGAATGGCCAGCTGGAGCACGGCGAGCAGAAGGCTGACCAGTACCTGACCCACGCTGATTTCACTGCTGTTACCGAAATGGCCCGCAACCGCAAGATGTCTGTTCGCCAGGCACTTGAGGACTATGAGGCCGATACCGGCAAGGAATTTGCGCACGCCCATACCGGCGACAATGGCACTTCCGGCACCAACTACGGCATTGCCAATCTGGAGTATCTCTTCCCTGATGCTCAGACCATTGACCGTACTCCCCGTTTCATCGACCGTGACCAGACTTGGGTCGGCACTGTCCTGAATCGCGCGAAGCATTCCCCGTTCGCCCGTGTGAAGACTATCTTCGCCGACATCACCGCTGACGAAGCCCGTGCAAAGGGCTACATCACGGGTAAGAAGAAGGTCGAGGAAGTCTTCAAGCTTCTGAAGCGCGAGACAATGCCTCAGACCGTCTACAAGAAGCAGCGTCTGGACCGCGATGATATGATCGACATTACCTGGGATATCGCCGCCTGGATGAAGGGCGAAATGCGCGGCAAGCTCAATGAGGAGCTCGCACGTGCTGCTCTGATCGGCGACGGCCGTACTGCCAGTGCCGAGGACAAGATCCAGGAGGACAAGATCCGTCCGATCTGGGGTGATGATGAACTCTATACCATCTACGCCGAGATCCCCAAGACTGCGCAGATGACTACGGACGACCAGGCCAAGGCCATTATCAAGGCCGCCGTCAAGGCTCGTAAGACCTACAAGGGTTCTGGCCGTCCGGTAATGTACACTACCGAGGACAATCTCACCGATATGCTCCTCCTGGAGGATGCCAACGGCCGTCGTATCTACCGTACCGAACAGGAGCTCACGGCAGCAATGCGTCTCTCTGAGATCATTACTGTTCCGCCTATGGAGAACAAGACCCGCACCGATACGGACTCCGTCGTTCACACGCTGCAGGCGATCATCGTCAACATGACCGACTACAACTTCGGCGCTGACAAGGGCGGCTCCATCGCGATGTTCGATGACTTTGACATCGATTACAACCAGTATAAGTACCTGATCGAGACCCGCTGCAGCGGCGCCCTCGTGGTTCCCTACAGCGCGATCTGCATCGAGACTATCCCGGGTACCTAATCTATGGCTAAGTTCTGGGGCAAGTTCGGCTTTGTAGAAACTGCAGAAACCGTGCCGGGTGTCTGGACTGATGTAGAAACTGAGCGTGACTACACTGGCGACTTGCTCCGGAATTCTGCCAGATGGGAAGCCGAAGATAAAGCGAATGGCGATATAGTGGTCAACAATCATATATCTGTCGTGATGGACGACTGGATATCCGATCCCGAGCACCTGTCTGCTCTGAGATGGGTTAAATTCGGTAATGCCCACACGAAATGGGCAGTGACCAGTATCACTATGGATTGGCCACGCATCACCATAAATTTGGGGGGAGAATACAAGAGATGACTATCGAAGAACGCAGAATCCAGTTGCACGAGAAGTTATGCAGTATTCTGGGTTCTAGAAACGTCTACTATGATCCCCCCGAGAATGTAAAAATGCAGTATGACTGCATAGTTTACTCCCTAAGCCAGGTGAAACAGGTATATGCTAACAACTTTACGTATGCCAATTCATCTGGATATTTGCTTACCATAATAACGCGTACTCCGGAAGCTCAGACACGAATCGTAGAAGAGCTGATGAAGACGTTTCCCTACGTCGGATGGGACCGGGCCTATGTGATAGACCACCTCCATCACGCCGTAGTATCAATTTATATTTAAGGAGGCTTTAACCTATGCCTAAACTTGAATGGGACAAGACCGGTGAAAGACTGTACGAAACCGGTATAGACCACGGTGTTCTCTACCCCTATGCGTCGGGTAACCCCGGCACTGGTGTGGCTTGGAATGGCCTTATCTCCGTTACCGAGTCTCCCTCCGGCGCCGAATCCAACCCGCAGTATGCGGACAACATCAAGTACCTGAACCTCCGTTCTGCCGAGGAGTTCGGCGGCACCATCGAGGCGTTTACCTACCCCGAAGAGTGGGCTGAGTGCGACGGTTCCAAGAGCCCGTCTAAGGGCGTCTATTTCGGTCAGCAGGCCCGCAAGATGTTCGGTCTGTCGTACAGGACCAAGCTCGGTAATGATACCGATGGCGACGACTACGGGTACATTCTGCACCTCGTATATGGCGCTACTGCGTCTCCCTCTGAGAGACAGCATCAGACCATCAATGAAAGTCCGGAACCGGTCACTTTCTCCTGGGAGTTCGACACCCAGGCGAGGGCTGTCGAGGGCTACAAGCCGGTTGCTCACATTGAGATCAACTCCACGCTTGTCGATACTCAGAAGCTTGCAGCATTCGAGAAGAAGCTCTATGGCGATACCGATACCGAGCCCAGTCTTCCGCTGCCTGCAGAAGTTCTGACGCTCTTCCCCAGCGCCTGATTTATACCCTGGGGCCCTGAGAAACCTATCTTAGGGCCCTTTTCGGGCTAAAATTTGCTAAGCGACCCAGAAAAACGGATTTTTATATTAAGTTATTTTTATTTTATATTAATTTTTTATATATTTTAAAAATAAATAGAATTAAAAGTCCGCTTTTCTGGGCCCAAACTTTTATAACTGACTTTGAAAGGAGACACCACAAAATGGTTAAAGAGACCATAAAGTACATAGGATTTGATGATCAGGAGCGCGAAGAGGACTTCTACTTCAACCTCAACAAGACCGAGCTGATGGAAGCAGAGCTCTCTGTTCCCGGCGGACTCAGCAATGCCTTCGAGAAAGCTATCAAGGCCAAGAATGTCGCTGCTGTCGTGTTCATGTTCCGTGACCTCCTCTGGCGTGCGTACGGCGAGAAGACAACTGACGGCCGCGGATTCCACAAAGACCCGCAGCTCACTCGCGCATTTGTCGAGACTCCGGCCTACGACAAGCTCTTTATGCAGCTTGTGACCGAAGAGGAGAAGGCCCGTGTATTCCTGGAGAACCTGATGCCCAAGGATCTTCTGGCTGAGGCTAAGAAGACTGCGCCGGCTTCCCTTCAGGCCCTCTAATGCTGATCATAAAAGTCCCGCAGACCGAGTTGTTCGATCCGAAAACGGAGACATTCAACTATCTGCCGGAGACTATACTCAAGCTTGAACATTCGCTCATCTCGATTTCAAAATGGGAGTCGAGATGGCATAAAGCATATCTCAAAAAAGACCAAAATCGCACTGTCGCGGAGACACTTGACTATGTCAGATGCATGTCATTAACCCCTGTGGATCTGCAGACGGTAAGTCGACTTGGGCCGAAAGATTTCGAAACGATCCAAGCATATATAAATGAACAGTCGACTGCCACAACCGTAAAGCACATTGGCGGTCCTAAAAACAGTAATCAAACGGTTACTAGTGAATTAATATATGCTTGGATGACTGAACTGCGGATCCCATGGGAAGCACAGAAGTGGCATCTTAGTCGGCTCATGACTTTGATCGATGTCATGAATGAGCGTCAGAAACCGCAGAAGAAGATGTCCCAGGCGCAGACTGCAAAGCAGAATACAGCGATAAATGCTGCGCGACGGGCTCGCTACAATACTCGAGGATAAACCCAGAAAGGAGGGCCGCTGTTGATTAAAGTCAAAACTAGTGGAAGCTTCAGCACTATGCAGAAGTTCCTTAAGCGAGCGAATCTTATGCGTGTAGACGAGATTCTAAATCGCTATGGTCGCTATGGTTGTCAGCGATTAGCAGCGGCCACACCCGTAGATAGCGGTGAAACAGCCGCAAGCTGGACATATGAGGTCATAAAGAAAGATGGCGCATATGACCTGGTATTTTTAAACACGCATACAAATAAAGGCGTTAACATAGCAATCATTCTTCAGTACGGACATGGGACAGGGACCGGTGGCTATGTTAAAGGCCAAGACTACATAAATCCAGTGCTCAAACCGATCTTCGATTCAATCGCTGATCAGGTTTGGAAGGAGGTTACTGGGTAATGGCAAGTTCTATTGATAACAGAGTAGCCCAGCTAACTCTCGAGAACAAGCAGTTTGAAGCGGCTGCCGTGCAGTCTCTTAAAACTGTTAACAAACTCGACGATGCATTCAAAATGGCAGACGGCGTCAAGGGAATGAAAGATCTTGGAAATGCCACTAAGAGTGTAAACGTCGAAGGACTCCTCAACAGCGCAAATAAAGTCCGAGTGCAGTTCGTCGCTATGGAAGAGGCGGCCCGTCAACTGATTCGATCCGTCACGCAGGATATCTATCAGCAGGGTAAAAGCATGGTCAAGAGTCTTACTATTGACCAAGTAACATCTGGTTGGAACAAGTATACTGAAAAACTGTCGGCGGTTACAACCTTGATGAACGCCACCGGCAAAGATCTCGACACTGTCAATGGCTACTTTGATAGGCTTATGTGGTTTTCGGACGAAACCTCGTATAGCTTTACGGAAATGGGCAATGCTCTGCAAACCATGGTCTCCGCAGGCGGCGATGTAGAGGACATTATTCCACTGATTCAGGGTGTCGCCAATGCCACTGCATTTGCTGGCAAAGGCGCGAATGAGTTTAGCCGAGTCATGTACAACCTTAATCAAGCGTATTCCAAAGGCTATTTAACGACGGAAGACTGGAGTTCTGTAGCCCTTGCTGGCGTTAACTCGAAAGCACTTATACAGTCATTAATTGACGCGGGTAAGGCAACAGGCGCGCTCAACAAGGAAGGAAAAACCGCTAAGAATACTCTGGTCGACATCACCAACTTCACGTCTACACTGTCTGAAAAGTGGATTAACACAGACGTCATGGCCAAGGCATTCGGTTCATTCAATGAAATGACCCAGAAAGCCTATGAGATGGTCCAGGCAGGTGAAGTCGAAACTGCATCCGAAGCTTATAAAATACTGGCAAAGCAATATGACAATGTTGCGCTCAAAGCTGCTAAGGCTGCACAGGAATCAAAGTCATTTAAAGACTCGATAGATGCGACTAAAGATGCTGTGGCGACCCAGTGGATGCAGACATTCGAGCACATCTTTGGCAACAAAGAACAGGCCGTGTCGCTGTGGACTTCAGTGACACAGGAACTCTGGGAAATCTTCGCCTCTGGGGCAGTCGCCAGAAACAAGGTTCTTAAAGAATGGGCCCAGGGTACTGCTACCACAATACGTGAAGGACTCCAGACTGGCCGAGAGGCACTATTCGAGGGAATCGGAAGCTTCTATAATAATATTAAACGACTGGTCACCACGACCAAAACCCTCTGGCGCGATTTCTTTCCCGAAACAACTGCAGATCGGCTTGTTTACCTGACGTATAAATTCCGCGACTTCATGAAGACTCTTAAACCTAGCAGTCAATCGATCGCTCGGTTCAGAGTCGGTCTTAGAGAAGTCTTAGCAGATATTAAGCCGTCCGGAAACGACCTGAATAGCCTTAATACTGCGTTCCATGGTCTTATGGATGTTCTCGGAATGGGCGTTCGTATAGGCGCAAGATTTATTGGGTCATTCTCCCCGCTGACTCGACTATTCTCATATCTTGGCACCCAGGTGATAAACCTCGCTGGATATTTGGGCAAGTTGCTAACGGGTATGTCAGGTTTCCGTGGATACGAAAGCGTTTTCGATGCTTTTTCGAGCGGCCTTAGCTGGCTGGTCGACAAAATCATCGCGGGTGTCGAATGGGCTAAACAGCTTGGCCTGGCCTTCGCAAACTTTGTCTCCCCGTATCTTGGCGAAGCTTATCAGACGGTTAAAGGCTGGCTGGATATTGTAACGGCCTATGTCAAAACAAATGCTCCCGGGTGGCTCGATAAGGTTGCCGACAATGCTAGAGCGGCATGGGGCTTTATAAAAAAGCTCGGTGCGTCTATAAAGACCGCACTAGGCCCGTCTATACAGAGAATCGGTGGGTACTTCTCGTCCATATATGGATATTTCACAACGCAGCTTATCCCAGGAGTAACATCATGGGTAGATGGCCTGCTTCGTGCAGAAGACCCGCTAGCCTACATTTCTACAAGCCTAGCCAACATCCGTGACAAAGCTGTAGCCGCCTGGAATTCGGGAACAATTTCTACATGGGCTTCCAATGCTAAAAAACGCATTGGGGATCTGTGGGAATCTGTCAAGAAAGTCTTCGGTGACATTCGCACTCGTCTGTCGCAACTTACTGTCACCGATATTGCCAAAGGCGGTCTTGGCCTGACCGGTATTGTGGTGCTTGCACAGCTCGTTGGGCTTCTGAACGGTCTTGAGCAGGCTGCGCGGGCAATCGCATCTCTAGGCACTGCTGGGTCGGGTTTCATTGCTGATTTGCGGAAGACCCTTACTTCCACGACTGCCAATAATGTACGTGCATTTGCAGTGTCAATCGGTATTCTTGCGGCTTCTATGAAACTGCTGTCAACTATCCCAAAAGATCAGCTCTTAGGGATAATCGGAACCATTGCATTTCTATCCGGAATACTGCTGGCATTTAATGCAATATCAGCCAAAATTGCAAAAAACAAAGCCGGATCCGATACAGCCAACACCGTTCGAGCTGCAATGAGACCGCTCGAATCACTTAACGAAATCGGAAAGTCTCTAGTAAAAGCGGTTAATATCGTTGCGATTGGTGCAGCTGTACTTATGCTTGCGGGGGCAGCAAAGACACTCGTTGGCGCGACGCAAGACGTTCCATGGAAAGAACTTGCTAAGGCCCTCGTCTCTCTAGTCGCTATAATGGGCGCTTTAGCTGGAGCGTCTATACTCCTGTCGAAATTCGCACCGAAGCTGTCAAGCGGGGCTATTAGTCTCGTAATGTTCGCTGGGGCGATTTGGCTTCTTGTCTCAGCCCTTGGCAAAATTATACAGTACGGAAAGATCGACACTAAACTTTCGGGAGCAACACTCGAGCTTATCGGAGTTCTTGTGCTCCTGGCGGGCATAGCTGCAATCGTCCCCAAAGCAAGCGGCTTCAGTCTTATGGCCGTTGTTGCATCGCTCTATTTGCTGCTCGGAATATTCAAAATGGTAGCAAAAGAAGCAACCGCGATCGACAGCGCTATGCTAAATATGTGGAAACTCGTCGGAATGCTAGCGGTTTTGGGTATTCTTATGGAAATTCTGCAGTTGGTATCCAGTGAAATTGGCGTGTTTACCAAGCAGAAGGTCAGCTGGATTGCTCTCGGCGTTGGAATGCTCGCGATGGTCTCGGCACTTTATGTTTTGACGAAGGTCGCAAAACTGGTTAAGCACCTGGATCTTTCGAAGAATACTGTACGTCAACTAAGCACCCTGGTTATTTGCCTCAGTCTTATGGCGATGGCCGCAGGAGCTGCAGCTAAAATGGGAGGAAGCGTTGGCGCATTCCTTGGGCTGTCCGTAGCGCTTGCCGCTATGGTACTGGCTCTATATGGGCTTGTGGCTTTGGCGTCGCTTATGGATTCCATAAATGCCGATGAGATGACTAAGAGTTTCGTGATTCTCGGCTCTCTAATGATTGCCATGGGCGCATTTCTCGCGCTTGCCGGCCTCGGTGCACATCTAGGCAAAGGTCTCGGATTGGCGTATCTTGTCGTGGAAATCGGAGTAATTGCCGCAATTGTCGTTGGACTGATTGCACTGTCGAATCTGTGTGATCCGACCGCACTGTCGGAAGTATCCACCTCTCTCGAAATCGTCGGTGCAATTCTTTCTGGGATTATGCTGGTTATGGCTATATCCTCGGTCATTGCGAAAAAAGGCAGTTGGCAGGGCCTTCTGTATATGACCGGAATGCTCGTTCCCTTGGCCGGCGTCGTTGCGGCCTTGGTAGTTATGAAGAACATGGGGCTTGATAGTGCCCTTGATTCCGCGATTGCTCTTGGCATTGTCGTAGTTGCTCTCGGTGCTGCTCTTGCCCTGGCTGGCTCGTACGGCGCAACCCTGAATATCGGCACGATGCTTGCATTTGCCGGCGGCATAGCACTTATCTCGGGGGCTATGTGGGTATTCACCAAGGCCATAGGTAATATTTCCGGAGACCTCCAGAGAGCATGGGGTGCCATAAAGCTTCTCGGCAATATCTTTGGAGTTCTGGCTGTAGTTATGGCCATCTTCTCTATTCCGGCGGTAAGCGAGTTTGCTTTGCTTGGCGCGATTGTTCTAGCAGCACTTGGTGCAGCTCTGCTCGTTGTAGCAACCGCCGCTGTTGTTATGGCCGTTGCCATTCGGAAACTCGCAGAAGTTCCCTGGGAGGGTCTTGCTGAGAAGATTAACTCGATAGTCGGCCCTGGCCTTAAACTTGCGGGCGTTCTGGCACTGGTTGGTCTTGCCGGCGTTGCACTCTTAGTAGGTGGCCTGCTTGGTGCCGTAGGTGCGCTCGCTCTTGCCGGAGGCATTGCGGTTCTTAGTGTCGCTGTTCGCTTTGCGGTCGATACACTCTATTTGCTCGCGTCGGCCATCGACTGGGTTATGAAAGCTCTCGGAAAATCCAATGGCGCTATTGATGGCAAACTGGATGAAATCCAAGCGGCTTCTGATCGCATTGAAGCCATGACTGCCCAGGTCGAAGGACTTGAACGCAGAGCCCAGGCGGCTACTAGCGGCGGTGACGCTGCTCTTGCAGATACGTCTGCGGCCACTGCAGAGCATAAGGCACGCTATGAAGCGTATAACGAAACAATCGACGAAGCAACTGCCTCTACGGATAAGTTCACAGACTCCGTCTGGAATATGACGGAGACCATGGCCAATGCTGACGTCGATAGTGCCGGATTCATGGGTGGCATCAAAGACATGATCTCCAAAGGCGGAGAAGGTCTCAAAACCTTCCTTGGAGATTTTCTCGGAGAAGCATTCGGAAACATCGATATCAGCGGACTCCAGGATCTCTTTGGCGGAAAACTCGGCGAAATTATTAATAATCCGGAGGCTATTAAAGAGTCCATATCCGAGATGACGTCCGGACTAGTTAGCGGTTTCGAGGAAAAAATCAGTGCACTCACTAATGTCGGCGAAAGCGGCGGTGCTGAGATTCTCAAGGGAATGGAATCCACTGACTATGAGTCGTCTGGACGTTATGCTGCTGAAGGCATAGCCAAGGGTCTGTTCCTTGGTCTACCGAAGATTCGAGCGGCAGCCGCGGTCCTTGGCGATACTGTGACAAATACATATAATAACCGTATTGAAATCGCCTCGCCGTCTAAGGTCATGATGTGGTCTGGCGAAATGACTGCCGAAGGCGTTGTCGTCGGTATGCTTAATCGTCTGGTAGCGATTAGATCTGCTGCATCTCAGATGTCCATGGCGGCAGTCGAAGGTTTCAATCAAAATGCGACCGATGTCATGGCTTCTGGTGAAGCTGCTATGACATTTACTCCAGTAGTCGACATGACCAATTTGTCCCCGACCAATGTACAGCAGCTCGTTGGTAATGCTCAACTGGCCGTCGCTTCGCAGCTTGCTGAAGATAGGCAGGCAGCCAAAATGACGACAGATCTGAATTCGATGCGGGCACAGATCACCGAGCTTGTGGCGCTCAACGCCGAGCTCATTGAAATCGTCCGTCAGGGCGGAGATGTCTATTTGGACGGCGATGTTGTCGCTGGTTCCGTAAATGCTCGTTTGGGAGGTCTTGTATAATGCGTAGATTCTGGCTCCAGAATGACCTTGGCGAACGCCTTGATTTGACTGGAAACTACGAAACATCTGGCATGTTCCTGGCCTCTCCTACGGGCCTTGGCTTCGAGTATAATGACACTTTTCAGACCGTAAAACGCGGATTCTATAAGGCGTCGTATCGAAACCAGAAACAAAATGCTATAGGCGGGACTCTGATCTTCCTGGAACCCGCCTATCCCAAATACCAGCAGTTCGTCAATTTTGTCGAACGCGCTGAAATGCTGTTCTTTGTCTATGCTCCTCAGTCAACTGAGTATTACTGCCAGGTGACAATGGGCAAGCTGGAGAAGACTCAATTGACAACCCAGGAAGCAAGTCTGCAGTGTACGGTCAGTTTTGTGCCGCACACAATGTGGTATACACTGGATGACGTAACGCTCAACTTCGGCGTTGGCAATATTGTCTCACGTTATCCAGATCGCTACGATCAGAATGCCCGATATGGCTCACATGGCCAGGGCATTGTTAAAGTGCAGACTCGTGGACACATAGACGCCGCTCTTAAGATCATTGCCAAAGGTGCCATGGTAAACCCGGAAGTAAAGCTCATCGGCATATCAACAGGCAAAGAGCGCGGCACATGCCTTATAAACAAAACGTTCTCTGCAAACGAAGGTTTTGTCTTATGTACAAAGTATCAGGACAGTTACGTTCGTATGCTGACAGATGATGCTGAATCCACAGATCTTATAGACAGTGTCGATGAAAACACCGACGTTTTTGTACACGTGCCTATGGACGAAGACTGTTACGTTATAGTAACTGGCGGAGAAAGCATCGACATATCTGGATATTTGTACGACTATTATAGGAGTGTATAATGAATCTTTACATTAAGGACCGATCAACATTCGAAACGGTCCATTGGGACACCCCGTCTGCATGGTCCATCCCGATTTCGTCGGCCCTTGACGACACAGGTTCTGCGACTATAATGGAAACCGACGAGAAATTCGTCAACGACTTCGTATATATAGCAAAGCATATATACGTAATTTCTGAGGAAGCCCCCACTAAGGGCGTCAATCAGCTCACGCTAAGAGACCCGTCGACAATTTTTGACAGGTCTCTTCCGTGGCCGGATGATGCGGTCCTTACCTACGGCGATTTTATCGCTGCCCAGGTGACCTCTCAGTATATTAACTGCTCTGATTCAGATTATGCTATTAGCTATCTGGATATTGTCAATTCCGATCACACCCCGTTTACTGCTCCTGAGCTCGATGATACGAAGCTTTATGTGCTCTCCGATATCATATCCGATGCTCAGGAGCGCGGGGTGAAAATCGAATACACCATTGCAAATAAGCGCCTCCTCATGACAATCTCTACGAGAGAGGAGGTTACACATAAAGTCTTCTTCAATGAAGATCAAACCGAACTTAGCACCGAAACATATTCCAATGATATAACTGCCAAGGTAACGGTCCTGCAGAAAGTCAAGGACACGGATCCGCAGGAATACACAGAGACAACGTGGTACTTATCTACTGACGGAAACCTTTCAAATACGGTGCCTGCAAGCCGCGCTAAAGGCAAATGGGTTTATGCCACTGCCGAGGCTGACGAAGAGCCACTGTCTGTTGCGGAATCGATCATTGCTGATAATGTGGACTCACATAAAATCGAGTTCTATTCAGAGCGACACTATAATTTGTGGGACGCGGTGAAACTCAGACTTGCGAATACGGTTTTCGACAGTCATATAGTTGCAATAACCCAGAAGCACAACGACAACCGTTTTCTGTATCGTTGCGGAGCACTTGCAACTACTCTCACAGAAAAGGTCAATAAAGGTAGCACTACAATTGTAACGGGCTCGGGTGGAAAAACCGGGAATGCTTTCCAGTTTCCGCTGGGATATGTTTGGATCTCTGTCGATGCAACTAATCCGGCAGACGTGCTCGGATACGGAACGTGGGAGCAGATCGCTGGTCGATTCCTGCTCGCCGCGGATTCCAGTCATCCAGCCGGTTCTACGGGCGGGGAAGAGAAGCATGCATTGACTACTGCCGAGCTACCGAAACATGAGCACATTATATATTATGGTAATAACTCGGGGCCATATTTCACAGCGGCAATCGGTTTTCCGGCAGTTATGGAGTCCGGAGGGTCTCCGGTTACCAAGTCTTGGGGTGCAGAAATGTGTCGCACGCAGCTTGTCGGTGGAGATGAAGCTCATAACAACATGCCGCCTTATCTCTCTGTCTATATGTTTAAGCGCACAGCATAAGGAGAATTCAAAATGGGAGTACCTATTAATTTATTTGCCGCTGGTTCCCGTCCCGGATTACCCGCGTTTTCATACAACGGGCTCTACGATCTGTATAATGAAGGGGTTGATGCGGCTGGAAAAACGCTCTGGACCCTCATTCTCAAGTCCACCGGCAAACTGATATTCAATCGTCTTGATTCAGCGATCGATGTCTGTCTGTACGGTGGAGGCGGCGGCGGTGGAAATGGCACAGCAAATGCCAGTGGATCCGGTGGCGGAGGTGGTAAAACCACTATCCAGAAAAATATATCTGTTGCCCCGGGCCAGGAAGTCGCCCTTACAATGGGTGCTAGTGGTGCTGCCCAGACAAACGGCGGAAACACTATATTCCGACTCGGTACCACTACGTTAACTGCACAAGGCGGAACTGGCGCGCAAGGACTTGTTCCAGGCGAATACGGCGGTGGATTTGGCGAACGCCAAGGGGGCGTCGAGGTCTCATACGAGATGGCCCGCGGCGAATATACCGTTCGTATAACTTGCACTATCGGGCGCGAAGGTTCCACTTGGTATGCTTGGGTCTCTAAGGTAGAACTCAAGATGACCAATCGCACCGGTACATATCCGGTAAATAGTTTCGGTTATATTTACATTAATAATACTCAGAGTGTAAGTATCGAGGGTATTATCGGCACAACAGTTTACGGCAAGGCGTACTCTACAGTCTGGGAAGGGACCGGTACAAAAGTTCCGATCAGTGTTTCAGCAGACACGGCTACATTCACGACTCGGTTCGAAAAAGGTTCCTATGGCGGAGCCAACCAACTATTCTTCTATACAATGGTTGGATCCACTGTTCTTCAAAATGGTATCATCAATGCCGGCAATACGGTTAGTTCCAGCACGATCGGTGTCTCTGGAACAGCCGGAAAGACAGGGCCACAGGCGTTTGGCGAGGGTTCTGTCTACCCCTGGTATGAATTTGGTGCCGGCGGCGGTGGTGGAATGCTCGGCAACGGCGTAGGATATGATGGTGGCGCCGGTGGAGGCGGTAAGGGCGGAAGTGCTAATGCTGATGCTCAGAACGCTACGCCGAACACGGCATCTGGCGGCGGTGGTGCTGGGCCTAATAAAACTGGCGGAAAAGGCGCCTCTGGCGTCATAGTAATCCGGAATGCAAGATAGGAGAAATGAAAACATGTCAAATGCCAATACTGCAACTAATTATGCAATGCTCTCTCAGCCAATGCGAGGTTTGTCTGAAGAGGAAATCGAACGAACACGCGATGCTGCGATACGTAATCTCCAGGCTCGAGGATATCAGGTGCTGAATACACTGTTCGCCCCTGATGAGCTCCCCGGTCCTCTTGGAGGACAGATCCCTATCCGCTTTCTGAGCAAGTCAATTGCAACCATGTCACGCTGCTCAGCGGTATATTTCTGCAAGGGCTGGAAAAATGCACGTGGATGCCGCATAGAGCACGCTGTAGCCACTGAATACGGCATTCCTATACTCTATGAAGATGACGAGGAGATGATCGGCTATGTCTAAACCTATTGCCAGTCTACTTTGACATGGAGGTGCCAAGTATATGAACCTAATCAAACTTTATCAAAAGCAGTCAACGTGGTATACGGGCACTACTACCGGCGTTCCGGTTGGCATTTGCCTTCACGATACGGGCTGCAATAACAAAACCCTTAAACGTTATGTTCAGCCGAATGATAATGATCCGAATTGGCAGCAGCTGATCGATCTTATCGGATGGAACAAAAACTATAATGACTGGAACCACGCTAAACGCGCTGCTGGTGTAAATGCCTGGATCGGCACATTGGCTGACGGTTCGGTCGCCACAGTTCAGGCTGGCCCGTGGAATTATCGTCCGTGGGGAGTCGGAGGTGGCAGGTACGGATCTCTTAATGGCGATAAGAACGATCCCGATGCCAAGTTCTGGCTGCAGTTCGAGATCTGCGAAGATTCCCGTAAGGATTATCCCTATTTCGAAAAAGTCTACTTCGAGGCAGTTGATCTCTGTGCCTATTGGTGCGAGATGTTTGGCCTTGATCCTCACGGTACCGTGACCTACAAAGGACATCAGGTTCCTGTGATCTGCTGCCACCAGGATTCTTATCGTCTTGGTTTTGGCGCCAATCACTCTGACGTGTATGACTGGTTCAATGTCTTTAGCATTACGATGGACGACTTCCGTGATGCTGTGGCCCATAAAATGGGAAAAGTTATAGTCGACAAACCGGATATTCCTGAACCGGCTCCTACGCCAACGCCAGCTCCGGTTAGCGGAGTGGTTAAAGTCGGATCCCTGGTCAGTATCAATCCTGGTGCGACATACTACAGCGGTACAGCAATTCCTGCCTGGGTTGCTAAACGCAACTGGTATGTATACTCCGCTCCTGAGGGTAAAGACCGAATCGTTCTTAACACCTCGGAAGACGGCAAGTATAAGATCATGTCCCCGATTAATCGAAAAGACGTCACGGTTGTTGGCGCTACTACGACTCCGTCGACGCCGAGTACGCCCCCCGCGCCCACTGGCTATCACGTAAAAGTGCTTACAGACGCACTGAATATACGCAAAGGTCCTGGTACGAACTATCAGATCGCAGGTGTTATACGCGATCGGGGTATCTATACTATCGTACAGACCAAAGGTACCTGGGGCAAGCTTAAGAGCGGTGCTGGCTGGATATCCCTCGGCTGGTGTAGCAAAATATAAGGAGGTTGATAATATGGCCATTCGTGGCTCCACATTTGTTAACCAGGAATTCACAGCACAGGACCATGGCGGGGCATTTGCTGCCTCTATAACGGACGGGCAACTTACGGCCCGCGCTGCGGTTGCTGTGTCCGGTAAGAACGTAACCCTTCCCAAAGGTCTGTATTGCATCGGCGGAAGGATTATTGAACTTACGGCCGCGCAGGTTATTAGTATTGCTGCAACAAGCGGATATGCCCGCATAAAGTGCAAGATTAACCTGGCAGCAACATCGACCGAAGCCAGCTTCCAGCAGGTCACCTTTGAAGTCGATACGGCAGCTTCTGCGACCGGCTTCGCAGCGCTGGTACAGGAAGACATAACTGGCGATGGTGTGACATATGCGGCCGAAATGGCCGTTGTTCAGTGCGGCGCGTCGCATACGCTGGTTCGCCAGATCGAAATGGCGTCAACCAGGCGCATAATTCTCAACGCTGTAGTCGCTGCCGCCGACTGGTCCAATAACCAGGCAACTGTAACTGTGGACAAACTCGGTGCTAATGCCGATCCGATTATCACATTCGACCCTGACTCCTATGCGGACTGGGCTGGATGCGGCATTCGGGCGATTTCTACGGATTATCACAAGGTTGTTCTGGCCGCTGATACCGCTCCATCGAAGACTGTCAAGTTTCTTGTTGTACTGTAAGGAGGTTCTATGGATATTCTGAAAGATATTCTGCTACCGGTAATCCTCGCAGTAATTGCCTCTGGAGGTTTCTGGGCCTTTCTCGAAAAATGTCACGGAACCAAACGGGCAGAACACGAGCTGCTCATGGGCATGGCTCGCAACATGATGATGGACCAGGCAACAAAGTATCTCAGCCGTGGAGACTGGATAACACGCACCGAATACGACAATCTGGTTAAGTACATGTACACACCGTATGCCAAAGCACATGGAAACCACGGTATGGATAAGGTAATCGCCGACATTGACGAAAAATTGCGTATTGTAAATGAACCACTGCCCGATGGCTCGTATGTCATATCCTCTCGAGATAGGGGGCATTGCTAAATGATAGATGATTTTGAACTTATAGTTCACAAATTTAATGACCGAGAAGACCGGCACATCTATCTGCTTGGCGATGTCCATCTCGGCGCCAAGGAATGTCTCGAGACCGAATTCGCTAAGTTTTTGCAGATGGTCAAAGACGATTATGCCGGATATTTGATTCTGCTCGGCGATCTTCTGAACAACGGTGTCAAGTCATCTGTCACAAACGTCTATGACGAAGTGCTCATGCCTGGAAATGCCAAGCGACAGATGATCGAGTATCTGGAACCAGTCAGCGACAAGATTCTGTGCGCTGTTACAGGCAATCATGAGCGCCGTACGCTTCGCGAAGACGACATGGATATTACGTACGATATCATGTCTCAGCTTGGCATAGAGGAGCGCTGTAGGCGAAATATAGCGTTTCTGAAGCTGCAGTTTGGCAATCCGCGTTCTTCGCGAGAAACAAACCCGCAGTATATGTTTGCCTGTACGCACGGCGCTGGCGGAGGAGCACTCCCCGGAGGTGTTATCAATCGTAACCAGCGATTTGCTGACGCGTTTGAGGGACTTGACTGCCTCTGTACGGGGCATTCCCACAAACCTATGACATACGCTATGTCAAAGCTTCGCATAGATCATGCGCACAACCGAGTGCAGGAACGCACTGTAAAAATTGCGGTGGCAAGCTCCTGGCTGCGGTATTCTGGATATCCGACCGCGGCGATGCTTCCGCCTACTGGACGTGTTATCAACCGCATCGATCTATGCGGCGATAAAAAACATATGGCGGTAATCATATGAGAATTGATGATCGTAAGGTAAATGGTCGTGTCTTGCTCGACGCCCTCGATCCCGTTGGCGGCTGATGGCCAGAGCTATAAGGTGCTTTCGCTGCCTGTGTACACGGTCAATAAGACCGCCAAGACTGTCACAATAGATATCACGGCGCTCGTTGCCGACAAGAAACTGTCCATAGCACTGGATACCGGTGTTATTACAGTAGAGTCAACTACGATAACGTAACAAGAAGGAGGTACTTATATGAAAAACATCTTCTCAATGGCCTGGGTTGAAGCAGCCCTGATGCGCGCTCTTCACACGTTCGCCCAGACAGCGATCGCAATGATCACTGTCGGTTCCATGTTCTCAGAAGTCAACTGGGTGCAGATAGCGTCTGTATCCGGTGTAGCGGCCCTGGTATCGATCCTGAAGTCGATCGTTGCCGGTACTCCTGAGAGCACCACTGATGGCGAAGTTATTATTACTGACAATTCTGACTCAACTGCGTACCGTTTTGCATTTAATAATATTGACCCCGGCAAACTGCAGACCGGTAATACTCTGAAGATCAAGGTAAATAACAAATTGGCGGACGATCTGACGAGAAAATAACAGCCCCTATTATGAGACCAAAATAAGAAAGGGGCATCACTATGAAACGTGACAAACGCACTCCGCTGGAGAAATCCATTGACGAGGCTCTGGAGGAACTGTATGGTCTGAATCCCTATAGCGAGGGATATGCCAAGGCTGTAGCGAATTTGGAGAAGCTTGGAAAGCTCTACTCTGTTACGAGTAGGCCGAAAGTCGATCCGAATACGCTTATAACCGCGGGTTGTAATCTGCTTGGGATCGGAGCAATACTGTCCTACGAGCATCTGCATGTGATCGCCAGCAAGGCGCTGCAGTTCGTAATCAAACCCCGTCTGTGACGGAATCAATAAGAGACTCTAAAACTACAGAGTCTCTTATTTTTTTCCACGAAAATTACACGCCCTATTATGAAGAGGAATAAGAGCGATTGAACAGCCGGTTTACCGGTACCAAAATCTAAATCAGGTTAAATAGTCAATCCGCGGGTGGATTGCTCGAAAGAGAACCACTGTTCTATGACTCAGGATAGCATAAACTTGAGCACACCACTTCATTTTTTGCAAAAATAACACCCCCTATAATGAAGAAAAGGAGGTTTTGTTATGAACAAAATTGTGAATTATCTGCTTTTGATCTGTGGCATTATAGCCGGATTGATCTTGGCAGGGATCTACTTTATCTGGATTGTGATCTGCACAATCTTTAACATGCTCGTATGGGCCGTTACAGGCGCCGCTGAGCAATTACGAATGTGCGCAGATACGATTAAGTATGAGTTGATTCCGGTCAGCTTTCTGGTTGGCTATGCACTCAACAGAATGCGGGGACACAAAACTAATTGCAAAATCGCTAAGTACGAAGAGCTCAATTGAGCTCTTTTTTGCACGAAAATAACACGGTCTATTATGAGAGAACTTAATACTAGAAAGGAGCCACTACTATGTGGATAGAAGTTGACGACACCATGTATAAAGAAACTCAGAAACGCAAAGAAAAAAGAGACCAGCGTATGCTCAGGAATATCTTGCTTACATTACTCTGGATGGCACTCGCCTGGGTGGTATTTGGACCACTTGGACTAATCGTCGGCGGAATAATATGCGTCAAGAAATATCTTTGAGACCTACATAAGGTCTCTTTTTTTGCCAAAATGGGGTCTTCGACCCAGAAAAACGGATTTTTATATTAAGTTATTTTTATTTTATATTAATTTTTTATATATTTTAAAAATAAATAGAATTAAAAGCCCGCTTTTCTGGGTCCTCTAAAAATAACACGCCATATTATGAGAGGGCTAGAATACTCTCCGTAAATTGAAAGGAGATATTATTATGTTACACGAAACAAAAGAGAACCTGATTGTTGTTCTGGAGGATCTGGACGGCGATGGGCGCTATTTCATGGAGGTTTATGCTAGTCTGAGTGACTGTGATGAAATTGCTATGCGCAATTGCAGAAACATTCACCCGGACACAGTAGGACACCGCCTGATCTGTGTTCGCGTCGCGAAGTGACTTTAAGAACCCTACAATCAGGGTTCTTTTTTCACCAAAAAATTACACACCCTATTATGAGAGGACTCCAGTCCTGTCTAAAACTTTTTAAAGGAGAATATTATAATGGAAGAGAACACCAACATCACTAACGTTGAGGAAATCGAAGAGACCAAAGAAGTCAATACCGAACCTGAAGTTCTGGAAGAGACCGAAAACGAGACTACCGAAATTGATGTTACGACTGGCGTAATTGTCAGCGCTGTTGCTCTGGTGGCACTTGCCGGTTATGGCACGTACCATGCAGGAAAGCAGGCTGTCAAGTTCGTCAAGCGTAAGATCGAAGAAGGAAAAGCCTCGTTTGAGGAACGCCAGGCTGCAGCGGAGGAAAAGAAGGCTGCGAAGGCTCTCACGAGGAAGCAGCGTCAGGAGGCACTCAAACAGATAATAGCCCAGCAGAAAGCTGAGACAGAAGAAGAGTAAGTCCGAAAACTTAGACTACTACATGTGGTCTAAGTTTTTGCAAATATGAAAGGAGAGCATGCACTAATTATGAATAAACGTATCAAGCGAGTTTGTCCAGTTGTTCCGGGCTTTCAGTCCACAAATGCGCAGATGTCCACGATTAACGACCACCAGTTCCAAGTCGGAGACCGTGTCCGTGCGGCAAGAACTGGTGCCTATAATTTTTCGGGCTTTTCTCGTACCATGGTACAGTGGATGCCCGGCGAGATCGTAGCGATCTATATGCACCACGTTCTGGTTGCATTCGATGACGGCTGTACCGAGTGTTACCAGATTCGCTATCGGGCGATTCCCGGAGAGGCGGTCAATTACTACATGGTCTACGCAGTAGACGAAATTCAGTTTATCGAAGAAGGGAGTAAGAACTATGATAATAGCACGTGTGCCCACTGCCCTTATAAAGCGATTTGCTACGCTAAATAAGTACGGTCCGGCGATATGCACTGCCAGTGGAATCGGCCTTATGCTCACAGCAATCGGCCTGGGTATAAGTGAAACTCCGAGCGCACTGGATATTCTGCAGGATGAGGGGATCGAGTCTTTCGATGATGCCAAACATGACATCAAGACCACGATCACATGCATCGCCCGTGCGTACTGGCCTATGGCCCTTACCGCAGCCTGTGGCGTCACCCTGATTATTCTGGCACAAACCTCAAACCAGAAGCGTATAAGTGCGCTCTTGACTTCCTATGCGCTTTCTGAACAACAGCTGAAAGACTTTAAGGCAGCAGTCTCAGAAAAGCTCAAACCGAATGACATTAAAGCCTGCGAAGCCAAAGCAGCCCAGACAAATATTGATCGAGATGCGCCCGATGAATCTCAGATTATTCAGACCGGCGGAGGGCAGGATCTCTTTAAAGATGGACCCTCCGGCAGATACTTTTATACATCGTATGACGCGGTTATTCACGCGGAGACCATGGCAAACCGTATTCTGTCGAATGATACCTGGATATCGCAAAGTGAAATCTATGAATGCCTGGAGTTACCCCCAACGACAGTCAGTGATATGCTGGGCTTCGACATTGCAAACGGTCCGTTGGAATTTCAGGTTACTCCATGCACTAGCTGGAAGAATACTCCGTGTTTTCTTCTGGATTATCGTCTTAAGCCGATGTACAGCAATCGCTTCTGACAAAAAATACACGCCATATAATGAGGGAGATGGACTTCCTACACTAATTTTATAAAGGAGATTTTATACTATGGAAAACACTGAAATCACTAAGACTGACGTAATCGTTGGCATACTGGACGCAGTTGATGGTGCAATGTTCGGATCTCTGCTTGGAAAAGTTGTACTATGCTTTATGCCTAGGAGCACTAAGCGCGTTATAAACGTGGCGGTGACCCTGGCATTTGCAGTGTTCGGCAGCAAGCTTGCAGAGATCGGATATGAAGCTATATACGACAAAATCCATGCGAAGAACGAAGCTATCGTCGGCATCTTTGCTGATGATCTTGCGATTTTTCGTAAGATAAGAGCTCAGAAGAAAGAGGCGTAAAACGTCCGCTAAGATCACTACATGTGATCTTAGTTTTTAAAAACTGAAAGGGGTATTAATATGTTCTACGATACAAGCTACACCGAAACTCATCCGGTGTTTACTGGAAAGACCAAAATACTTATAGCCGTGATTATCATTGCAGCTATTCTCATGGCTGCTTTCTGGATGTTTGAGGCGTCTGTCAAGCGTCAGGCATACGACTATGGCTATGAGCAGACAAACGGCATCCTATATTCTAATCCGGATATAACGCTCAGCAAGCAGGCTATACGGTTTGCACGAGCACTAACTGGAAGCACAGACCCCGTGTATGACGCCTGCATTGAACGGTATCCGCATGAATTTGTCACAGAGCACCTTGACGGACTAGCCAAGAAACTATTTGGCGATGAAGCTCTCGAATGGGTTATGGATGGTATAGACGACGCATTCGACGAATTTCTCGGAGAAAGGAAGTAAGCAATGGCTCAAAAAGATCTCATAGAACTGGTTCCGGAAGACATAGCGCCGAGAGCCTCACTGCACGTGACCGAGGACAAGGCTCCTAAGCGCGAACCGCCGGCACAGGTTACAAAGACCGTAGCGCGCACGCAGGCGACGTCGTTTGGCGCCAAGCTTAAAGAAGCGTTCTTTTATGGCGATGAGCGCTCAGTCAAAGACATCGTATTGTTCGATGTTATAGTTCCTGGCCTTAAGAATATCATGGCTGATATCGTAGAGCAGTCAGTGAATACTATACTGTTCGGCGGAGAAAAAGTCGTTTCGACGAAGAAAGGCGGTTCATACGTTGCGTACAATAACTACAGTAGCGGGACTTCTAAAAACCGGTCTCGAAATAGCAGAGATCGCAGCGAGACTCGGAATCGAGGTCGCTTTGATTTTAGCAATTTGTTTCTGGATACGAGAGGGGAAGCAGAGCAAGTCAAAGACATCCTCATCGACCTCACGGAGCTCTACGGCGAAGCGACTGTGGCAGATCTCAAAAGCCTTGTTGGCCTAGAGTCCGAAATCTCCGAAAGTGATAGGGCTTATGGCTGGACAAACTGTAGCCCGATTCATGTAGTTCCGGCGGGACGTGACGGCTTCAGATTGGAGCTTCCGAGAGTGGAGGTGCTTCAGTGATTGCCGACATAATGCTACCGCGCGGCTGCAGAAAACTTCAAGCCTGGCATATTCGGCAAATTGCCTGCGGTGTTTTGCTTCAGGCAATAAAAGACTGGCGACGAGTCCAGAAAAAAGATATCTCTGCTGATGTTTGGGACCTGGTTGATCGCCACCGCATATATACATTTTTCATGAGTGAGGACTGTGATCTGTGGTGCACACTTGCAAATATAAGTAAACCGCAGTTAGTCCGTACATTAAAACAAAAATATCCTTGGATATTTAAGAAGGGAGAATCATATGAACTTTACGACAATAATTAAGGGCGGAGCAAAGGTCGCATCTCGTATCGGCCTTCAGCTCTCTAAGCATGCCCCCGAAATTCTCACGGGCCTCGGTATCGCGGGCTTTGTCGGCACCGTGGCACTGGCCATCGACGAAACTCCGGCAGCCCTTGATATCCTGAACGAAACCAAGACCAAGCTCGAAGCGGTCGATGTTCTGCTCAACAGCGAAGAGCCGGCCGTTGCAGAAAAGCGTGAGCGGTATGAGTACACCCCGGAGAAAGCCGCCGCAGAGCGTCGCAAATGGCATATTGATGCTGCACGCAAACTGCTGAAAGTCTACTGGAAAGCACTTGTTGTCGGCACACTTAGCATTACGGCCATTCTTTGTGCGCACAACATAGTCCATTCCCGTATGTTGGCAATTACGGCCGTTGCCGACGCTACTCAGAAAGCATTCGACGAATACCGTCAGCGTGTGGAAGAGCGTGTCGGACCTGAGGTTGAGAAGGAAATTCGGTATGGTCTTAAGAAGAAAACCATCACCGCAGTCGAGACCCTGGAAGATGGCACAGAAGAAAAAACCAAGGTCGAGAAAGCTGAAGTTCGTACCGGTGAACCTGTGTGGGACTGCTATACTCGGATCTTCGATGAAAGCAATCCGAACTATAAGCGTGGACCCGGGTATAATAAGAATTTCCTGATCAGCATCCAAAAACAGGCAAACGATCGGCTTCATATGCAGGGGCATCTGTTTCTGAACGAGCTTCTGGACATGATGAGTTTCCCGAGAACTCCTGAAGGCGCCGTATGCGGCTGGGTTGAAGGCAACGGCGATAACTATGTCGACCTTGGCATCTTCGATTCCTGCTATCGTCCGAAGGCAGATTTCATTAACGGCTATGAACAGTCCGTTATCCTGCACTTCAATTGCGACGGTGTAATCTACAATCTCATTTGAAGTAGAGCCGGCCTCAATGCTGTCGGGTGCGGATGCCGGTATCAAGATGAACTCGACTATCCTCAACTTTATACCTATTATTGAAAGGAACGATAAAAATGGCTAATAGAGCATTTGGTTGGAACCTTAAGAATCATCGCAAGCAGATGAAGGAGAACAAGAAGCGCCTGGCATACCGGAAGTTCATTATCCGGGCTTCTGAGGGACGCAAGGCGGCTATGAAAGCTGGGCTGGTAAATGGATAAAGAGAAAAAACTTGCAGCCTTAAAAAACCGTCGGGCTCGTCTTTGGGACTTCTTCGCGAATCCGAGAGCTATCGTGTGCGATGGTCGGAGCACCCAGCGTTTCCAAGAACTCTGCGAAATTAATAATGAAATCGCTCGGCTCGAAGGGGGTGTAGACCCGGCGGTTTCTGACGGCGAAGCATGGATCCGTCAAATTCTGTCTGCTGATCATGACCAGATTATACAGGACTTCAACGAAAACACCGCTGTTGAACACCCGTCACACTACACGTCTGGTGGTATCGAGTGCATCGATGCTATGAAAGCAATGCTCGCTGGCTATGAGCAGGCGAAGATTGCAACCAAGTTTTATTGGCATTTTCTGTCTGGGCAGGTCCTCAAATACCTCTGGCGCTGGCCGCGTAAAGAACATCCCCTACAGGATCTTAAGAAGGCCCGCTGGTATTTGGACCGGCTTATCGATGATATCGAAAAACAGGATCATGCTGTTACAGAATTGAATTCCGATATGGGAAAGGGGTTTTCTGAATGAACAGGGAAACGATACATGCTGAGGGCGTTAAATGCGTCAAAAAGGTCCAGACTTATATCGATGGACTTCAGATTTGTCCGGAGGATATGCAGGAAGAGTACGCGTTCCAGATCGTCAATGGCGTTGTCGGCGAAGCATTTAATTTCTGGTGGGCCAAGGACCGTGAAGATTCATTTGCTGATACCCTCTGCGATTATGAAGAGGTTTGGCGCTGGGTTCGTGAAGACATGGTTCGCCAGGGATGCAAGTTCTATCCGAGGGCTGAGGAGTACATGAACTTTATGCACCACCTTGGCAAAGTTCTGGTGAATCTGTGAGGTGCAATTATGGAAAACAAAGAAATATGGCCCTGCATGTTCGCTGGCGATTGCGCGCGTGCATGTCACCCAGGACTAGTGATTAGTGCTTCTCCAGAGTGCTACATGACAACTAACCTCGGACTTAAAGTTCGTGGCGACTGTGAGTGCAAAGTCCTCTATGATGGAACAATTGCGATTTCTTACCAGACTTATGGCGCAGAGAAAAATATGCTCTATGAAATCGTTGGACTCCTTAGCCAAGAGAAGACCGTTACGTTTCGGCAGATTCATTATATCTGTACGAACGAACAGCCCGGCCCTGTTACTAGTACGTGGCCTCTCGTCTGGACTGGTCTTGTTCAGATCGATGACGATAAGCTGACATTCGGGTTTATAGAAAGGAGAGCCACTAGTGACTAAGTATGATCTCAGGCAGTGGAAGAAACATAGTGAGCCCATTGCCGCTGAACGTATAGCTGAAACCAAGTTTGCGATTTGGCGAACTCGAATTCTGTTTGCTGCGGCCAATGCCGATGCTGAAGATTCCAGCTTGGCTCTGAAGCAGCTCTTGAGCGAAATGATCATGGATGCATGCCATCTCTGGGATTCCGGTATCAAAGGCCCACTGTGCAACTGCGCAGAATTATACGATCAGGTTTGGGCACATATGTGTGACCTGTTCAAATGCATAGCGCGCACCGATATCCTGGACCGTGACGGGTTCATGAATGCATTCGGAACGATAGCTGAAGAGCTCACGAAATCGCTTCTTGCAGATTCCGGAAAGGAGCCTACCGATGACTGAATATGATCTAAGGCAGTGGCGGGACTGTACTACAACAGCAGCAACGCTCAATATCGCAGCGGCAAAGTTCAAAACATGGCAAACTCGTATTCGATTTACAGAGGAGGCCGAGGAACTGCTTCTTGAGATGAAGACGGACGTGTATCGACTCTGGGATTCGGGTCTCAAGGGCTCACTTGTAGATTGTATATATCTCTACAATAAGGTGTGGAATCGTGTGCGCATCATGTTTCAGGTTCTGGCTCGAACCGACATTCTGGAACGTGACGGGTTACTTACGGCTTTTTCAGCAGCGACAGACATACTTAAAAATCCTATGATCGAAGACATAGAAAAGGAGAGCACTGAATGAAGAAACTTCTTATATTTCTTGCTGGAGCTGCAGCAGGAAGTCTGATTACTTGGTATTTTACCAAGGACTATTATCGAAAAAAAGCCGACGAAGAGGTTAACGACGTCGTAGCGCATTTCCGTAATGCCTATGATCGCGAAGTCGAAGAGCCTCGTCGTATCCAGCAGGAAACCGAACGCCAGCAGCGCGAAGTCTGGCAGGAGCAGAAAAAAGCCTACTACAAGATGTCGCAGCGGTATCAGCCGCCTGATGAACCGGTTCCTGAAGTCGGATATTATCCCGAACCGCATCCGCATGAGGACTACAATCCTCCCTATGAGGTCACGGAAGAGCAAGTTCTCGATATGATGCGCATGAACGACGAATGGGAACAGGTCGAGCTGACATACTATGAAGCTGATGATGTCGTGGTAGAGGACCGCGAACAAATGGAAAACTGGTCTGAATATGTCGGACCGGTGTCATCAAAGTGCTTCAATGCCCAGGGGCTGTATTTCGTACGAAACGAAAAGTACAAAGTGGATTATGAGATCCACTATGAACCTGGTAACTTCGGTGACACTGACGACCCCGACTTCGGTTATAGAATGTGAGGGATATCATGAACATAGCCTACGACGACATTGGCTGCTACGCCCGTATGAAAGGCATAGTATATTTCATCGGCCATCCAGATATAATGTCCGTGATCCAGTACAAAGACGGCACGCGTGCGCTCCAACTTATGTTAACACCTGAAAATATCAAGCAGCTTCTGGTCTGTGCAAAGGAGGCTGGTCTTGAGTGTTAAAGGACGTTCGTGACCGTTATTTCGACTATCTTATATCGGTTTCGGAGAGCTCTTGGACTAAACAGGAGCTCTTTCCTTTGCAGATTCTTTTCAAGACCGAGTTCTACGATTTGGTCCCGCACGACGAAAATCGTATAGCCGACGCGAAACAGCTTCGCGAGGACTTTTTAAAATCATCTCAGAATCTTCCGCAGGAAATTGATCTTATTCGTGATATGGGGCCGGCTAACTGTCTCGAAGTAATGGTCGCCCTTGCGGAACGAATGGAGTTCCTTACAAACAATGGAGACGGAATCAATCGCACTGGATGCTGGTTCTGGGAGATGTTTCATAATCTGGACCTCTCCGTCGATACGAACAAAGATAATATCGACCTGTATAAGGCCAAGATACAGCGTTTTGTGGACAGGGAATATGAGCCCTCTGGACACGGCGGCCTATTCCCGATTCGGGACGTCAAGTACCTTAATCGGCCGATAGACGCCCGAAAAGAAGAGCTTTGGTCTCAGATGCAGGCATATCTCATGGAAAACTGGTACTTCTGAGAACCTATAATATTTAGAAAGGAGGCGGTTGCTTCTGAAATCGTTTTTCAAGGTTCGTTATGAGCAGGTCAAGAAAGGAGTATTTCACATACTACCGGAGTTCATTAACGACAAATGTGACGATTTGATGTGCCGTGGCGGGGACTTCTATGCTGTATACAATGAAGAAACCGGCCTCTGGAGCAATAGTCTCTCAGATGTTGTAGCCATTGTGGATAATGCGCTCTTCAAATTCCGGCAAGAGAACCAGTTCCCAGAGGATGCTGTGATCATAGTCAAAGCTCTTCGCGAAAATTCAACGGGTATCTATAAGCAGTTCATCAACTATGTTAAGACTGCCCCCGACAATTATCGCGATCTGAATCAGACTGTCATCTTTTCCGATAAGGAGCCTAAGCGCACCGACTACGCGACCTTTAAGCTGGATTATCCGTTCGAAATCAAAGAGACTCCGGCGTACGATGAGCTGATGAATACTCTTTATGCCCCATCAGAACGTCAAAAGCTGGAGTGGGCGATCGGTGCAATTGTTCAGGGCGATAGCAAAAAGATTCAGAAGTTCATTGCACTTTATGGCGACCCGGGGTCCGGTAAATCCACAATCATCAACATAATAACCTCATTGTTCGGAAAGTACGCTACGCCATTTAACGCTAAAGCCCTAGCATCGGCAAGTAACCAGTTCGGCATGGAGCCCTTCAAGAATGCTCCACTGGTTGCTTATGAGCACGATTCAGATCTTCGCAAAATCACGGATAATTCCAAGCTCAATTCAATTATTTCGCATGAGCCAATGGATATGAATGAAAAGCACAAGGCGCATTATATGATAACTGTGCCAGCGTTCTTGTTTATAGCCACGAATAGTCCGATAGAGATCACTGATGTAAAGTCGGGCCTTATTCGTCGATTGATTGACGTTGAACCTACCGGTGAGAAGCTTCCGGAGGATCGGTATTTCCAGCTCATGGACCAGATCCAGTTTGAGCGTGGCGGCATAATAGCACATTGCCTGGATGTTTACAACAAACTGGGCAAAAAGTATTATAGCCGTTACACTCCGGTCAAACAGCAGGAACGCACCGACCACTTCTATGACTTCATGCTTGGCAACTATAATCTGTTTAAGCAACAGGATTATACAACCCTGAAGCAGGCATACGATCTGTACAAAGTGTATATTTCCGATTCTGGAATGACCTGGAGCTATGCAAAGAACAGATTTAAAGAGGAGCTGAGCGGGTACTTTGAAACGTGGTTTGCTTCAACAACAGTTGATGGCCAGAGCCTGACAAATGTCTATAAGGGCTTTAAATCCGAGAAGTTCGATGTGTATGCGCCAGAAGGCCCGTCAGAGCCCCTCAGATGGCTTCAGATGACTTTTACGGCCTCCCTCCTTGATTCTGTATTGGCCGATTGTCCGGCACAGTACGGCGGTCCTGACGAGCTTCCAGAGCGTGCCTGGGACAAAGTCATTACACATCTCAGAGACCTGGATACCACAAAGCTACACTATGTCCGAACGCCGTTAGCGCACATCGTAATCGATTTTGACCTGAGAGACGCTGATGGCAATAAGAACCAGGAGCTCAACCTCGAAGCCGCATCCAAGTTTCCACCTACATACGCTGAATTCAGCAAGGGCGGAGCGGGTATCCATCTACATTATATATGGGATGGAGATCCAACGGAGCTTGCTCCGGTTTATGCTCCAGGCATAGAAGTTAAAGTCTTTAAGGGGAAATCGGCCCTGCGACGACGTCTGAGCTATTGCAACGATCTTCCTATAGCACATATATCCACTGGTTTGCCACGAAAGGAGGTCAAGCCCGTGGTAGAACCAAATACCCTTAAAACAGAAAAGTCGCTTCGTGAATTGATAAAGCGCAATCTTCGTAAAGAAATTCACCCAGCGACCAAACCGAGCATAGACTTTATTAAACGCATCCTGGATGACGCCTACGCCAATCCTGATCTCGCCTACGACGTTTCTGACATGCGTGGACAGATTACTTCGTTCGCCGCGCAAAGCTCTCACAACGCTGCATATTGCCTTAAACAGGTAAACGCAATGAAGTGGAAGTCTGAGCGGGATCTACCCGAGGTCGAGATCTCTGGTGAGAAGCCAATCGTCTTCTACGATGTCGAAGTCTTCCCTAATCTGTTTGTAGTCTGTTGGAAGTATCGTGGAGCGAACGCCAAAGTCGTAAAGATGATTAATCCGACACCAGCAGATATCGAGTTTCTATTCGATACTCGGTTGATTGGATTCAACAATCGTCGTTACGACAATCACATTCTGTATGCACGACATCTTGGTGAGAGTTGCGAAGAACTGTATCGGCGCTCACGGGGCATTGTTAATGAACGACTACAACTGCTATGGATGTTCCCAGAAGCGTATGGCATATCGTATACTGATATCTACGATTTCTCGTCCAAGAAACAGTCCCTCAAAAAGTTCGAGATCGATCTGCATATTCACCACCACGAGCTCGGACTTCCATGGGATCAGCCAGTTCCGGAAGAACTCTGGGATACTGTAGCAGACTATTGCGTCGACGACGTACTGGCAACTGAAGCAGTATTCGATGCACGTGCTGAGGACTTCGTTGCTCGAGAGTTCCTGGCCAAGTTGTCAGGTCTGACCGTCAATGACACGAACCGTAAGCACATCGAGCAAATCCTCTTCGGCAACGATAAGCACCCCCAGGACAAGTTTGTTTATACAGATCTGTCTACGCTGTTCCCTGGATATACATTCGAGAATGGCAAGAGCATGTATCGTGGCTTCGAGGCAGGTGAGGGCGGTTTTGTCTTTGCAACTCCTGGGATGCACGAAGACGTGGCATTGCTGGATATTGCTTCTATGCACCCGACATCTCTGGAGCAGCTCAATCTGTTTGGTCCGTATACTCAGCGTTTCAGCGACATCAAGAAAGCTCGTATAGCAATAAAGCACCACGATTACGATACTGCTAGAACTCTGCTGGATGGTGCACTAGCTCCGTTTCTCGAGAACATTACGGATGAAGGGGCTAAAGCACTGGCCTATGCGCTTAAGATCATCATCAACAGCGTGTATGGTCTAACGGCAGCGCGTTTTGATACTCGGTGCAGAGATCCCCGCAATATCGATAACATCGTGGCTAAACGCGGCGCACTGTTCATGATCAACCTTAAGTATGAGGTCGAGGCCAAGGGATTCACGGTCGCTCATATAAAAACCGATTCGATAAAGATCCCGAATGCCACTCCAGAGATCATTCAGTTCGTAATGGACTATGGGCGTCAGTACGGCTATGAGTTCGAGCACGAGGCTACATACAAACGTATGTGTCTTGTCAATGATGCTGTGTACATAGCCCAGTACACAAACCCGCATCCCGGCGAATGGACTGCGACTGGTGCACAGTTCCAGGTTCCCTATGTGTTCAAGAAGCTGTTCAGTGGCGAGCCAATAGAGTTCTACGATTTGTGTGAAGCACGATCGGTGTCCGATGGAGCAGCACTCTATCTGGATAATGGCAACAGTGATATGCAGTTCGTTGGAAAAGCCGGACTCTTCTGTCCGATGCTTCCCGGATGCGGCGCTGGAAACCTCGTGCGTGTTTCGGGCGATAAGGTTGGTGCAGCTACCGGATGTAAAGACTTTCTTTGGATGGAATCTGAGAAAGTTGAACAGTTGGGACTCCAGAACTTTATCGACTATCGGTATTTCGAGAACAAAGTTGATGAAGCCCTCGAAACAATTTCCCAGTATTGTGATTTCAATAAATTCATAGAATAAAAAGGAGAGTATAATCATGTCTAAGCCTAGTAACATTTCCATTGCCAACGCCCGTATCGCATTTCCGAACTTCTCTGCTAAGCCGGAGAAGTATAATCAGCATCCGATGCGCAATTTCCTCCTGATCCTCGAAGACGAGGGTCTGGTAGAGAACCTCATTGCCGACAGCTGGAACGTCAAGCGCTTCAGACCTCGTGAGGGCGAAGATCGTGGCACTGCCTACCTGCAGGTGAAGGTCAACTTCAATAATAAGCCGCCTATCATCTGGCTCATCACCGGCAATCGCAAAACTCGGGTCCACGAGGATATGATCGAGGCTTTCGATTATATGGAATTCGAAAACATCGATCTGATCATAGAGCCGTACCAGTACGATGTCAACGGAAAGACTGGCGTCTCGGCATACCTGAAGACTATGTATGCAACCAAGGTTGTCGATGCATTCGAATCCAAGTACGCTGACATCGGCGATGACGATTGCCCGTTTTAAGCTATGTGGAATGGGCTTTATCCGTACCAAGCTGACGCCGTGCGGCGCATGAAGCCCGGATGCATCCTGTGCGGGGGCGTAGGGACTGGAAAGTCTCTTACTGCCCTCGCATTTTATTTGGGTAAGATATGCGTCGGCGGAAAGATACCAGTCAATGGCATTCCGCAGTTTCGTTTCCCTGCAAAAACCGTGCCTCTATACATTATAACTACTGCACGAAAACGAGATTCTCTTGAATGGAATGACGAACTTATTCGTGTTTGCCTCAATACGGATCCAGAACTGAGCTATAATCATACCGAGTGTCATATTGACTCGTGGAACAACATTCAGAAGTACGTGGGCGTTACAAACGCTTTTTTTATTTTTGATGAGCAACGGGTTGTAGGCACTGGAGCCTGGGTTAAAGCGTTCCGGAAAATCGCCAAAAGCAATCGCTGGATATTGCTATCTGCTACTCCTGGAGATACCTGGATGGATTATGTCCCGGTGTTTATTGCCAATGGGTTTTATTCCAGCAAGCGTCAGTTTGAGACAGAGCATGTAGTCTACAGCAGATATTCCAAGTATCCAAAAGTGGACTATTATATCAATGCCGGAAAGCTAGTCAAAGAGCGTAATTCAATCCTGGTTCACATGAACGTCGAGAGACGGACGACACGACATCCAAAATACTTGACCTGTGGGTATGACCGAGATCTGTACAAACGCATTCAAAGGTATCGGTGTGATCCGGAAACTGGACAGCCGTATACGAATTTGACAGCGCTTGGTGTGGCTCTCAGGCACTGCGTGAACAGCTCAGAAGACCGATTATTTGCGCTGGATAATTGTCTCGAAGAACACCCGCGCTTGATCGTATTTTACAATTTTGACTATGAGCTGGATATTCTGGAAGCCCATGCTCAGAAGCGAAATTATCCGTACAAGCAGTGGAACGGCCATAAGCACGAGCCGGTTCCAGAGGGTGATCGCTGGCTGTATTTTGTTCAGTATATGTCCGGAGCAGAGGCCTGGAACTGTGTGGCTACGGATGCGATTTTGTTCTATTCGTTGCACCATTCGTACAAGATTATGGAGCAAAGCCAAGGACGAATCGACCGCGTAAACACCCCGTATACGGATTTGTATTATTACTTTCTTACAAGTTCTTCGCCAGTTGACATACGAATTCGGCAGTGCTTGGACCGTAAAGAGGCTTTTAACTGGCAGGCGTTCTTTGAGTCTGGTGGCTAAAATTTGCTAGAAATAGCTGTTCGGACCCAGAAAAACGGATTTTTATATTAAGTTATTTTTATTTTATATTAATTTTTTATATATTTTAAAAATAAATAGAATTAAAAGTCCGCTTTTCTGGGTTGAAGACCCTACTTTGGCCAAAATTACCAATCCACGAAAAAAACACGTGCTTTAGGGGAGAGAAAGGAAAACAATCTCTCTTTGTATTTCGAAAGGAGAGTCGATATGCTAGAACGTGAATGGCAGCAAAAGCTTATACGCAAGCTTCGGGTTATGTTTCCCGGCTGCTATGTGCTTAAGAATGATCCAACGTATATACAGGGCTTCCCCGACCTCACAATTTTGTGGGGAACCCACTGGGCATGTCTTGAGACCAAGCGTAGCAATGACGCTGGCCGACGACCGAATCAGGAATTCTATGTCGAAGACCTGAAGAGCATGTCGTATGCAGCGTTCATTTCGCCGGAAACAGAAACGGAGGTGCTCAGTGAACTTTCGCACGCATTCGGAGTTGAAAGACCGACACGCATTTCTGTCGGCAAGTAAGTATCACTGGCTCAATTATGATGCCGATAAGTTAGTCAGTTCATATCATAATTATTATGCGCAAGAGCGTGGTACTAAGCTTCATGAATTTGCTGCGCAGTGCATTAGACTCGGCATTAAATTGCCCAGGACTAAGAGCACTTTAAACGCCTATGTGAACGATGCAATCGGATTTAAACTGAGACCTGAGCAGCCGCTCTATTATTCTGATAATGCATTCGGCACGGCAGATGCTATAGGCTTCCGAAAAAATGTTCTGCGTATTCATGACTATAAGAGTGGCCGACTTAAAGCCAGTTTCAAACAGCTGGAAATCTATGCGGCGTTGTTCTGTCTTGAGTATGCAGTAGATCCATGCAGCATCAGTTTAATCGAGCTTCGTATTTACCAGTCAGACGAGGTTCGGGTAGCAAATCCGACTGGTCCGCAGATTCAAGCGGTCATGGACAAGATCATAGAGTCTGACCATATCATAGAAAATCTTGAGGAAGGTGAAGTCGATTGGACGAACTAATCCACGAAGGCGTTAAACGAAGATCCGGACGCTATGAATGGGGCTCTGGTGAGAATCCGTTTCAGCACGAATCTTGGTTCCATCGGGGAATCAGAGAGCTTAAAGCCCAGGGATTTACCGAAAAAGAGATAGCCGATAATCTGGTTATCGATGGAGTCAAAGGGTTATCTATTCGTGAGCTTCGTCAGCGTGTTTCGCGTTCTGCTGACCTGGAACGAGCAGCCAATATTACCCAGGCTCTGCGCTACAAAGATAAGGGCATGAGCATCAGCGCAATCGCTGAACGCATGGGACAAAATGAAAACACCGTGCGATATTGGCTTGATCCTATAGTAGCCGAGCGTGCTACCAAAACCGCACACACCGCGGACATTTTACGCGAAGCTGTTAAGCAGCACAAATATGTTGATGTCGGCCATGGCACCGATGCTATTCTGGGCGTCTCAAAAACTAAGCTGGATACTGCAGTTTCTATGCTTAAAGATGAAGGCTATGAAGTGCAGCATATCAAAGTCAAGCAGCTTGGTATCGACAGAGACAATGTCACAACGATCGCTGTTCTGGTTCCTCCCGGTACTCCATATCAGGAAACTTATGACCATCGTGCGGATGTAGCAGTTATCGGTGCTTATACAGCGGATGGTGGAAAGACATTCAATAAGATCGAGCCATATAAATCAGTTTCCTCGGATCGTGTGCAGATCAGGTATGCAGAAGAAGGCGGAATTAAGAAAGATGGTGTTATAGAACTTCGGCCTGGTGTTGAAGACATCAGTCTTGGTTCTGCTGGATATGCACAGGTTCGTATTGGTGTCGATGGCACGCACTATTTGAAAGGAATGGCAATTTACAATCCCAATCTTCCTGACGGTGTGGACATTGTCTTCAATACAAATAAGCACCTTGGCACTGATAAAATGGATGTTTTCAAGAAAATGAAAGGCGATCCGTCAAATCCCGAGGACAATCCATTTGGCGCCACTGTTAGACAGCAACACTATATTGACAAAGACGGCAAAGAACAGCTCTCAAGTGTTAATATTATTCGTGCTGAAGGCGAATGGGATACATGGTCCCGCACGCTAGCCGGACAGTTCCTGTCTAAGCAAAGTCCGGAACTGATAAACCGGCAAATGGATCTGTCTATTGCCGAGAAGAAAGCTGAGCTTGAGACCACTGCTAGTTTGACCAATCCACTTGTTAGACGCAATGAGCTCAAATCATTCGCTGATGATTGCGATGCCAATGCTGTAGATCTATCAACCGCCGCATTACCCCGGTCTTCATGGAAGGTCATACTTCCTGTGACTACACTTTCGGACAAGGAGATCTATGCTCCTGGTTTTAAAGACGGCGAAATTGTGTCTTTGGTTCGCTTTCCGCATGGCGGTATCTTCGAGATTCCTACACTCACGGTAAATAATAAGAACCGCGAGGCTAAAGGCTTTATGGAGAATACTCGCGACGCCGTGGGCATTAATCCTAAGACTGCCGAGATTCTATCTGGGGCCGATTTCGATGGGGATACCGTTCTTGTAGTACCGAACCCTGACGGAAAACTATTACGGACTAAAAGCCCATTAGCAGGGCTAAAGAACTTTGATCCTAAAGAATCTTATCCATATGTCAAAGGCATGAAAGTCATGACCGAGAAACGTAAACCCATAGAGATGGGCATGATAACGAACTTGATTACCGATATCACTCTAGCTGGTGCATCAGACGATGAGTTGGCTCGCGCGGTTAGGCACTCTATGGTTGTCATTGATGCTTCTGAAAAGAAACATAAACTCAACTATGAGCAGAGTTATATCGACAATCGTATAGCGGATCTGATTGCTAAATACCGCGGAGATAAGGGAACAACCGGCGCATCAACGATATTGTCTCGTGCTAAGTCTCCATATTATATTGATGAGCTTGATCAATATCGACCCTATGATATCGATCCCGACACTGGCAAGAAAATCTTTCGTTATACAGGTCGTGACACGATTAAGTTCAAGAAGGATCCGGTTACTGGCAAAAAGATTCCTGGCTCCGAGGTAGTAACGGGCAAGAAGAAACAGAAAGTTGCTCGGATGTACAGAACTGATGATGCTTGGACTCTTGTGGGCGATCCTAACAACCGTGTAGAAGCGCTTTATGCTGATTACGCCAACGAACTAAAACGTCTGGCTGATGAGGCCCGTAAGATCTATGCCCATACCCCGACACAGACATATGATGCGAGTGCTGCCAAAGTTTACAGTAAAGAGGTGGCTAGTCTTGATGCTAAACTTAGAGATGCTCATAAGAATGCGCCTCTTGAACGAAAGGCCCAGGCCCTAGCTAATGTTTTAATACGCGTCAAGCTGGAAAGCATGGCCAAGGAGCCGTCGTATGAAGATCTTAAGAAGCTTCGTGGACAAACTCTTACTCGTGCTCGAGAAAAGGTCGGTGCACATAAAAACCGTGTCAGCATTACACCCGAAGAGTGGACAGCCATTCAGGCTGGTGCAGTGACTGCAACTAAACTCGAGGACATTCTGCGAAATGCAGAGCCTGCGGCTATCAAGCAGTATTCTCTGCCCCATAAGCGGGCAGGATTAAGTGCAAATCAGGCCGCTCGTGCTCGTGCAATGATTCGTGCAGGCTACACGCTTGCAGATGTAGCAGAACAGTTAGGCGTTTCCACTACTACGGTAGCTGACGTTGTTCGCCCCCCGGCCTAGGAAAGGAAGTGATACTATGCGATCTATAATGCTTACCACTGTGGACAACCCTTTTAATCCTTTTACCCAGTTTGATGAATGGTATGCGTTTGATATTCAGCATTTCTACAACACGCTTGGTTTGGTCGCTCGCTTCGCTTCTTTTTCAGAAGATTTAAGCGACGATGAACTTGAAGCTGAAAGTCAAAACGCAATTGCTCGCATTCTTGCAATTGACTTCGAACACAAATATAAAATTGTTGAAGAGCCGATTGCAGCGTCGTAAAACGTCAAAGACCATAGAGGAGGGGTCTAAAAAAGACACCCCCTCCCGGCATAGATCGGAAGAGCGTCGTGTAGG